TTCCAATTGAATTCCTTAATTAAGGACAAATATTCAATTGGCACATGATCAATGGCATCCAAAACCTCTTGCACCTCTGGTGAAATATCTGGATGTGAAGTTTCCTGACCTGTTTCTTCCGCAATATTCTCATTCTTCATTTCAATAGATTGTTGATTTTCAAGTTGACTTGACATGACCGTAGTTAATACCCTAACCGTTACAAAAAAAAATAACTTCAATTTTTTATTTAATTGTAGTGCCTTTTTCTCAGTTCCTTTTTTTCAGTTAAATTAATCATCGCTAATTTTTGGAGCTAAGTAAAATCTCATTTTATTTTTTTCGTCATTTCCAATATTGTATATCAATTGTATCGGCAATTCAGGACTCATATGAATTTCTACATTATTACTTAGCTTATGAAACTGACACATATGTGTAATATATTTTATCGCAAAACTAGACTCTACTGTTTCTCCTTCAACTACCGCTAATAGTTCTATATTTTCCATATCTATATCTACTTTCATTGAACCTTCTGTAGAATTACTTTTTAATAACAACTTCTTATCATCACAACAAATATCCAGTGTATCACTGAATTGACTCAATGAATCCAATGTAGACTTGAATTGTGAAGATTTCATAATTATGTCAACTTCATATTCCGTTTCAGGAATAGTTAAACAATCAACTTCTATATCCATCAAGGGTAAGGCAAATATATAATTAAAGGATCCTTTTTCCAATTTACTTGTAAGATGGATATCTAAGTTATCCCCTTCCTGTGATTCTAATTTAATAGTATGAAAATTACTCCAAATATTTAACATTTTATTAAATATAGGTAAATGAATACCAAATCTATGTTCTAAAGTATTATTAAATTCCGGATCCCATACATCAAACCACGATCCTTGCAAAAACAACTCATACACACATACATGGGAGTCATCCATTCCTTGTAAATACATTTTATCCTCATCGATGAAGATACAAACTTTATCAGTAAAATTTTTTAAATGCTTGAATACACTAATGAAAGTTTCGCATTTATCGGTATCTTGAATTTCGATTCTCATTATGATTGTATTATATCTTTCATTTTAGATACTTTTAAAAATCAATTTTATATTTAAATAAAAAAATATTGTATTATTTAAATTTTTTTTTATAATTAATTTGATTTAATACTACTAATTAAGTTCTTATATTTATTCTCTTCTAATTTTAATTCAACCGCATGTTCCATTTTTTCTTCAATTTGCTTTAATTCATCTGCCTCAATATTATATTTATCTAATATAGATTTAATTTGTCCATAGGTAGTATGGTCTCTTATTATTTCTCCATTACAATTCATAACATTTCCAATTTTAATACTCCTATATATTTTTTGGTTTTTTGGATCAAAAGCATTGGTGGTTTTGCACCAACCGTTTTCTCTTTCATCATGACTTCTCACCATTAATCTTTCAATATGACTGGACATCTTTTATTAATTATTAATAATATTTATTATTTAATAATTAATTTCAATTTTATTATTAATTTATAAAAAACATAAAGTTGGATTACTTAAATTGGACTGTTTGGATCTAAATCTTGCAGGATTAAATTGTGATCTGGTGATAAAATAATTAGGTCGTGCTGTTCCGGGATCTAATTTTTGATTGACACCATGTAAAGATTTATTTTTTTGTTCAAGAGGAAATGGGAAATCATTCGGTTCCTTAGGAATATTGTATATTTTAACTATAACTTTTTCAGTAAAAGTATATAGTTCAACATAAGTTATATTCATAGTATATGATGGATTTTTACTTTTACGACAAAATGGTATATCTGCTGTAGAAATTGTTAGTGTTCCTGTAGTTTCATCTATAGTAACTGAAGTAGGAACATCAGAAGGAGTGACAGAATTTAAAGTGTAAAGTCCAGGTCCAGTTGGAGAACCAGGTTTAGTTGTCATAATAATCTCAATTGGATATTGATTATAATCATAGGAAGTATAGGGTGCATAAGGAATTACAAATGTTTGGTTGAAATATCCTGTCGCGGTTGGAGTAGGTCCTGGAATATTGTTTGGTCCTTTTCCATCTGAGTTATTTTTTGTATTCCATGTGGAAGTATCTGTTGCTAATGGACATCCTAATAACATATCAGTTAAAATAGCATAAGAAGATACATCCCAAGATCTAATATACTGGTCAAATTTAGTTGCTGAATAGAACATACTTCCCATATCAGTCACATTGGACACATCCCAATGAAATAAAGGTTGGTTGAAGTTTGAAGCTTGCTGGAACATAGCATTCATAGTAGTCACATTGCCTACATTCCAATTATTTAAAGGTTTGTTGAAGGAGGTGGCCTTATTGAACATATTATCCATCGCTGTTACATTGCCTACATTCCAACTATTTAAATTTTGGTTGAAGGAAGTGGCGTCATTGAACATACCCTCCATATTAGTCACATTGCTTACATCCCAACTATTTAAAGGTTTGTTGAAGGAGGTGGCGGATACGAACATACCATTGATTTGATTTACATTGCCTACATCCCAACTTTCAATATTTTGATTGAAGTTTCGGGCACCAGCAAACATATTTTCCATAAAATTTACATTGCCTACATGCCAACTATTTAAAGGTTGGTTGAAATCAAAGGCGTTCATGAACATTTCAGCCATATTTTTAACACTACTTACATCCCAAGCTGTATAAGGAGTTGGTAAGTAAGGATGATAGGTAACTCTATTTGTATTAATAGATTTGTTGAACGCAGTAGCATTTTGGAACATACCTTCCATATTGGTAACATTGGATGTATTCCATAATTCAATATCTATATTAAAGGATTGTTGACCATTAAAGGCATATGACATATCAGTTACTAATTGTGTGTCCCAATATTGAATTTGTCCATAAAAAGGAATTGCAGGTTGACCAGGATGAGGTATAAAAAAAATATTCTCAGGAAAGGAAATCCATAAATTAACTAGCTGTTGAAATGAAGCGTCAGGTATAGCAGTATAAGACATAATATAAAATATATAAATATTAAAAATAATTAATCAAATAAATAGATATTTAGATATTAATCAGGAAAGAATAAAGAATGGAACGGACCTAAATATACTGTAAAAAAAAGGAAAGATATAAAATGGTATAATAAATAAAATTGATTTATTTTTAATAGATAAATAAGTATTACAAATAAATCAAGTGAAAATGGAATGTAATTCAGATTTACAATATCAATTTTGGCAAATTACAGGATGGGATAAATGTAGTGAATGTCATTCCAATACAGCCCAAAATGTATGTCAACATTGTGGAGATATAATATGTTTGCATGATGATTGTAGTATAAATTTTCCTTATAAAAATAATCAGATATATTCTGTATGTACTACATGTAAAGAGAGTATAAGTAAAAAATTTAAAATAGTAGAAACAGAAGATTATCCTGAATTGAGATTATTAAAAAAGAAAATAAAAAAAAGGTTACAAATAAAAATTAAACAATATGAATAATAAATAAAATATGTATAAATAAAATATTTTTTAATTATATATGCCTGTCAATGTGTTTAGAAAAGCAAATCAAAATTTAACTAGTGGTGAAAATACAAGATATACACGCCAAAAAACAATATTTAAAGGAGCTGTAAATGTGGCTGAAAATGGGGGAAAATTAATAAAAGGACCAACAAGGCTCGATTCTAGTGGAAAGAAATATTTATATAAACAAGAAGGCACATATGTAGGTGATATTTATACAACGCAAACAGGGCAAAAATTAATAGGAGCTAAAAATTATGAATCGTTGTATGATGTAACAATGGGTAAATATTTGGCGGATCCATTAGCCTGGGGAATATCAGATGCAGGAAATTTATGGGAAGGAAACATCTTTGTTACTGATTTAAGTGGATTACTTGGTTTAACCAATAATATAACTACCGGAGTGAATAGAGTATATTATCCACCAGATATGCAAGCGCCTTACAAGTATCCTCCTTATCCAGACGCATCAAATAATCAAGCCGGAGGGATGTATATTGATTTTTCTTCGCAACTATTTTACCCTAATAGCAGAAATGCTTCTAATGTTGAAGGATGTACCTTGTATGATGAATTAGCCTATTTACAACATGTAACATATCAGACTGCTTTTTATCAAAAATTTGCTGATAGGTATCTACAAATTCAAAATGGGATTATTAGTCCAGTTATTTATCCTGCTGCGCATTTATCCTTGAAATGTGACAAAAACTGGTTAAAAGATGTAAGTAATGGCGTAATTTGGAATGGGTATGTGCCTGGATATGCAAATCCAAATGTTAATTGAAGATAAAAAAATACTTATACAGTATTAATATTGATATAAAGTAGTTGCCGTTAATGTAAAACTCCAATCATTACCATTTAAATTAACTGTGTAACCCTTATCATTCACTAGCCGAACTCTCATTCTTTCAATATCCACTGGTCCAAAATATACTCTTTTAGCTTCATCTAAATTAAAATCATCAATAATTTGTTGTCCAGGGGACAAATTATTGGCTAATCTCAATGGAATTAACGCTAATACATCTGTAGTTGTAGGAGAGGTTAACATATTCCTGTTTGTAGAGACACGGGCTTGAGAGGTTTGATTGAGAGTATACAATTGAGCTTGCGTTAATTTTCTGGGGGCATTTTGAACATAACTAGGTTTTTTTGTATGATTAAATGTGGGAGTAACACAGTCGTCAGCTCTTTGTAAATTAGTATTCCAATAGGATGGAATCTCAGCATATTTTTGAGTAGGGGTAATGCCAACTAAACCTTTATTTAAATGATTTTGATTATAATCATCTAAAATAAGTAAAAAATATTTGGGTCCGAATGTGTCTAATAAAGCTTCGGATGTAATACTCCCTCCGCTAGATATAGTATATACTAATTGCCCATACATAGGATTGGTGGCTGCATCAGATGCAGGAAAATTAATATTTCCTCTGAATCCTAATATCCAACCCAAATTATTATTAAATTTGGATGTAATTGCACATGTAGAATCACAAGTTAAAATTCCAGAAGGATCATAAAAAGTAATAGTTTTAGGACTTGCAGTGTTATTAGTTAATGTTGTTTTACCTGTATTGGTATTAAAAGTAATAGAAATACCTGATGATAATAATTCACCTGATATAGTATCAATAATTTCAGAATTGGAATAATTACCACTGGGAATAGAAATCATAGAATTATCTACAAAAAAACAATTATTAGCTTGATAACTGGCATCTATTAAATACCAAGTATAAGGGATTTGAAAGGCTGTTACTTCAATACTAATAGTATTGTTTAATATATCAGTTAAATCTAAAGTAAAATTAGTTGGTGAAGAAGGGCCATCAGGATTAGGATCAAATGGTATTATATTTTCTCTATATTGGCTATCTATATTGATAAGCCGCGTATTAGTATTTTTTAAATTGGGATTTAATTGTCCCTGAGCAACTGGGACTTGATAAGTATTGCTAACTCCGAGTTGATTTTTATTCATAACATAATTATCATTTTGATTGTAAATGCTAACTTGTTGAGTTCTGTCGGTTACTTTATTAGCTTGATTAGGGTCAGTTTGTTGTTGAGAAGGATATTCATTAGACCATAAATTTCCGATTTGTGAGTTTTGATTATTTTGAAGATTAGAACTATCATTATCGCTTTCGTAATCTAAATCTTCTAATAATTTATTTTGTGCCTGCTGAAAAAAATTAGCATAATCATAGTTATCCTCCGAAGTATATCGATTAATAAGAGGGTTAGATGCATTAATAATATCATCATAACTTACATCATCTTGATTAGATAAATCAAATAATTCTAATAAATCTTCTTGAGTATAATCATTAATATTTAAATCAAGTGAATTGGAATTTGAACTAGACATTTAATATATATTTAATGTTTAATTTATTTTAAATATTTATTAAACAAATTGTTGAAACATTTTATAAAATCAAATTCAAATTTATTTTTTAAAATCCAATGAGGAAGTTCAGTTATACCTTGTGCTCGTTTGCAATGTCTCTCCCCTTTAAATAATAATTGTTCTAATACTTCAATAACTTTTTTATAATAAGGGTCAGTAATAATAGAAACATCTAGTCTTTTTTTTCCTTTATAAACATAACGATTATAATCTTGGTCAGTATAAATTCGGTAATATTTATCAGGATGATGTTTATTTATAATCAATCCGATTCCTTGTATTTTATTTTGGGAATTATTCATTTCAATAACATAAACGAATGCATCTAGAGGAATATTTTCTTTAATACGAAGGGGGGAACCATAAATACATTGGTGGGTATTAGTTCTATTTTTATAAGTAACATATTGTTCAAATGTTTCATTATTAAAACGAGTTGTAGCTATAAACTTATTTGACATTTATAGAATAAAATAAATATCAAATATATTATTCAATTTTTTTAAAAAATCTAAAATAAAGGACAATACTTACCACTAAAAAATAGGCAAACGCAACAGCAAAGGTTCCGTAAAATCTAGTTTGTTTATTAAAAGGAAAATTAAATAAGGCTAAATAAGGATCAATAATATTTACATCATTTTTTTTATATAATTTATATTCTAAATGGCTTATAAAACATCCATTTAAATAAATAAATAATAATAAGAAAAAAATGAGAAAAAGGTAATTATATAAACATGAATAATAATTCCCTGGAATGAAGACAAAAATAAATAAATACCATGGAAAGGTGAAATGCCAGGCTTTAATGATAAAAGCCCATACTTTATTTGAAATATTTGTTTTATTTAATATTTTTATTATAAAGTTAACAAATTGTGTGCGTTGTAATTTCCTTTTTTCTAAGGAAAACATAATTATATATTTTTATTAAATTATATTTATTTATATAA